GACGTTGTTCTATATAACGCCATTAAGAAAATGAATAACCTATTAGGTAATTCCTTTATTAATAATGTTATGGAGAATAACATAATTGAACCAGCAAACAAAATTGCGATTCACTCAAGGGTTAGCTTTTCAGCTGAACCTGGAGGAAAGACAAGAATGTTTGCAATATGCGATTATTGGTCACAGATAACACTTAGACCTATTCATGACTTACTAATGCAAGTCCTGAAGAAGAACAAGTGTGATGGGACATATGATCAAAACCTTGCTTTTGAAAGGATTTGTCGTGAGTCCAAAGGAAAGAAAACATATTGTTTCGATCTTAGTGGAGCATCACACCGGATTCCCCTGCTTTTGCAGAAAATAAGAATCGCGGCTATGACATCACCAGACATAGCAGAGCAATGGTCAACAATAATAAGTGATAGAGAATTCCATAGTCCAAAAGGCAAATTTAGGTGGGCTGTGGGACAACCGTTAGGTTGTCTTTCCAGCTTTCCTTCATTTGCAGGTTGGCACCACGATTATATCCAACATATTGGGTATCGTTTTGGCTTCAAAAGCTTTGACGAATACCAAATACTTGGAGATGATGTGGTAATATGGAACTCTAGAGTTGCTGAATACTATTACACAAACATCCAAATATTGGGAATCCCTATCAATGATTCCAAATCATTATTAGGATCAGAAACTTTCAGCCAAGTAGAATTTGTCAAAAGACAAGCTATACAGGGTAGAGAGATTTCTGGTTTAAATAATAATTTGGTTGGTAAGGACAATATAAGGAACATTGCCGAATTAATCGACAATATGTTTGATCGTAACTTAGTTACAGTACCCCCAGTCATTTTCTTCGGTTTTCAACCAAAGGAATCACCTCGGGTCGAACTAATATCTAAATTAATAAAGATTAGATTAGGTATATTGCGCAAAGAGGACATCGAAGTCCAAATTGGTAACAATATCTTCTCAATCGAGTATAATCAAATTATGCAAAAGCGTAAAGAGATTCGTACTTCTAAATTAATGAAGAAATTAGAACTTTTAGATAAGTTGCTTTCAGGTAAGACCTTCAAGCAATATTTCAAAAAGTTTCACATACGTGTGACCGACACGCAGCTTGGGGAGTCAGGACATATGAATCCTGAATTGTTACACCCAATAGTTTGGGTTATCAATCACCAGGGTGAATTGTTAACTGATACACTTGACAATATATTTGCTGATGAGGCAGATGTACTGCAACCAATCGAATATTTACCATTACCATATAGAAGTATGTATTTCCCTAAAGGCCAAAAGCCTGATAAGGAATACCTTTCCTCTTTATGTATTGATATATATGACGAATTACTACGAGAACTCAAAACTTAGTTTCCTAGGCATTAAGCAATGGTAGGGTTTATATATCATTGAAACTATTAATTATAACGATAAGCCGAAAG